CTAAAAGCCGGAAAATCAGTGTTCTTATGGTCCAAATTTCTCAAAGACAGTAAAATGGATAAATATAAAGAACCTATAAAAGATTTAAACGATTTAGTAATAGCAGCATATCGAAACAAAAGTACCTGTTTATCTACAATAAATAATTACTTTTCAAATTCAATGTTAGATGCGTATTACTTATAAAAATAAACAGGTTCTAGATATGATAGAACAAGATTTTGAAGATTTTGAAAAGGACAGAGAAAGTCGCAAAGGACTAAAGACCATGATGGACTTTGATTCTACAAGAATCGAATACGAAGGCACCAAGATGCAGACTAAAGTAGCTCCAAAATTCAAAGCAAAAATTAAAAGTAGCGTTTATATTAAACAAGACCCGAACAACAAGAACTCGTTGTTTTAAAAACTCAATAAATGGAAGTTGAAACTAAACCAGCACAGACTAAACTACAACAAGTAGACGAATATTTGGCAACTCAAAGAACTGAATGGACTGTTAAAATTCGTGCAGTTGCTGATGATTTAAAAGCAGGTAGTAACCTTCCGGAAGTATCTTCATACGCACTAAGTTATCGACAAATTCTGGTCGATATGATTGGTTCGATTAGCTCTAAGATTAGAACACAAAAGGCTAAACTTGATCGATTGTATAAAGCAGCATGGGTAAGTTATTACACTTATGATTATAAACTTTCAGATGGACAAAGAGCCAGATTTATTGAAGCTGATCTATCAGAAGATTATCAATTGCAAGAATTGCTAGAGAATCAAAAAGATTTCTTTGTTAATTCTATCAAAACACTTGATAATATCGGATTCGCAATTAAGAATCGAATCGATATGAAGCAGTTGTAAAAATAAAATAAAGTTTTGGTAATTACACTAACAGACGATAATAGATTTTTAAGAATTGATGAAGCCTCCGAATTAGAACTTGAACAAATAAATTTAAGTTTAACAAAAAGAATCGACGGGTGGAGATTTAACCCACTTGTAAAGAGGGGAATATGGGATGGCTACATTTCATATATTAAAGACAACAAATGGATTCCTGCAGGTTTATGGCGAACAGTCATGGATGTTTGTAAGGAATACAACTTTGAATTAAAATTAAACGGGATAACCCGCATATTTGATAGAAATATAACAGCTGAAGGATTCGAGACATGGGCTCTGGATTTCTTTGATGGTTATAAACTAACCCCACACGACTATCAAATTGATGCCTCTTATAATATTCTTAAATTTAAAAGATGCTTAGCAGAATTAGCAACTTCAGCAGGAAAGACAATGATTTCTTTCATGACTGTCGCATATATGCTTGAGAAACAGAAGGCATCTAAAATACTCTTCATTGTACCTAACGTCTCACTGGTTGTACAAGCTAGCGAGGACTTTATAGATTATAATTGGAGGAACCAAGTGAGAATCAATATCCAGCAGATCTACGCAGGTCAGAAAATTAAAGGAAATGCTAATGTCGTAATAGGAACATATCAGTCTCTTGTTAAAAAAGACAAAGAGTATTTCGACGATTTCGACGCAGTTATTGTAGATGAAACCCATAAAGCAAAATCACAGTCAATAAAAGATATTCTTGTAAAATGCCGAAACGCACAATATAAATTCGGACTGTCAGGAACAATTCCAAAAGAAGGAACGATAGATAAGCTAACTTTAATGTCTCAAACCGGGCCAGTTATTACGGAAGTAAAAGCTGCTTTTCTCCAGAAAGAAGGACATATTGCAAATTGCAGAGTTAAAGTTATCGAAATGGACTATGCACCAGAAACAACAAAAATAGCGTTCCAAGAACTAGCACAAAATAGATATGAAAGCAAAGATGTTTTCCAACTCGAACAAAATTATATCATCAACAACAAGGCACGCCTTGACTTTGTTGTCAATCTTATTTCCAGAATACCAAGGAATTCTTTGGTACTTTTCCACAGAATCGAACATGGTAAAAAGCTATACGAAGCTCTTCGCCAACGAAGCCAGAAAAAGGTTTTTTATGTTGACGGAGGGACAGATTCTGATATTCGAGAAGAATACAAAAAGAAAATGGAGGCCGGTGAAGAGATTGTCATTGTTGCATCCTATGGAACGTTTTCTACCGGAATCTCAATTAAAAAGATACATAGCATCTTCTTCACAGAATCGTTTAAATCAGAAGTTATCATTAGACAATCAATCGGTAGAGGACTTAGAAATCATGAGTCCAAGAAAGAGGTAATAATCATCGATTTCGTTGATAATTTATCAACACCAGATTGGTCCTGTTACCTTTATCGACACGGAATTGAGAGACAGAAGATATACGACCAAGAACAATTCAAATATGATGTTAAACTGGTGAAGTTTGACGGGACAGAATAACATAATAACTCGTAAATTTATACGAATATATAAGATAAGATTGTAAAAAAATACTATTAAAATGGAACTAAACAAAATTTCATCCTTCAAGTCCTTCTCAGAAATGAGAAACCAAGAAACGGCAGTAAAGACTGAGCAGGAAAACAAAGTTAAAAGAGTAAAATCTCTTGAAAAAATCTCTACTATTTTAGATGAGCTAGAAATAAGCGACATGTCTGAATTAGATGAAGAAAAAAGAAAAGCACTATATTCTAAATTATTTAACGAAGATCGCGACGAAGAAATCGCAGATGATATTAAAGATTTAGGCGAGCCTAAGCAGGCAGATCCTAAAGATGGTGAAGAATTAGAATCAGAGCTTGATGAAGCTAATGTTACCTTAGATGCAATCGAACCAGACGAAGAAGGTCTTGTTAAATTCTGTAAAAAGAAAGGCATCAAATGGAAAATTATAAATATGAATGGTCCAGCCGGTGGTTATCCAGAAGTTGAATACATTGGTAAGAAAAAAGATCTAGAACAGATGATTAAGACCTTCTGGGAAGGAGATGGCGAAGATAGCGGTTTAGCAGAATTCATCGAAGAAGGAGTATTAACTGTAGCATTCGATCCAATCAATGGCGAATATATTTTCGAAGCAAGATCAGAAACTAAAGTTTTTAAATTACTGCAAAAGATTTTTGCTGGAGCACCTTTATTAACTAAAGACAAGGCGCAACATGTTGCAATTGTAGATGGTTTATATATGGACGCTATGGAAGATGCTAATTTCTACAACGAGGCTAAAGATGCAAGTTTTGCAGCTTTCCAATCGTTCTTTAGTGCATATGGAAAAGCTATTGAAGTTGACGTTCCAGGTTTATCAGGAACTAAATTATCAATTGGTAAAAAAGAAATCGAAGCATGGCAAGGAAAATGGACTTCAGATATTTCATCTGCAGGACAATGGAACGGTTATGATATTACTTTAGGATTCCGTAAATATTTAGAATCTATTGGAGAATCAAACGTTGGCCTAACATTAGATATGGCATTTGGTAAAGCAAACGAATCTGCGACTGTTAAAGTTGACGAAGCTCGTTCAATTAACAAAATCCAAAACGATTTTACAAAGATTATCAATCAGATGAAAAATACTGCTGAACTTTGGAAACAATCTCAAGGAGATGAGAAAGCAGCAATATTGAATACACTAAAAGACCTAACTGCTCAAAAGAAAAAGTTAGAAGCTGAATTAGATGACGCAATCACAGATAAAGACAAAGACCTAGAATTAGTAGTTACTGAAGGTAACGCATTTACTGGAGCCCTATTCGCTGCTAGAAACAAAGGAGAAAAGACCTTTGAATTTAACGGTAAAACTTACAAAGTAGCAGGCGCTAAGAAGGTTAATGAAGATGACGAAGAAGTTAAAGAAGGTAATGCTTTCGGAGATGCAGTTAGAAAAGCTAAAGAAGCTGGAGAGAAAGAATTCGAATTTGACGGTAAAACTTACAAAGTAGAAGAAGCTGAACTTCAAGAAGGTAACGCTTTTGGAGATGCAGTTAGAAAAGCTAAAGAAGCTGGAGAGAAAGAATTCGAATTTGATGGTAAAACTTACAAAGTAGAAGAGTCTAAACATAACCCTTCTATTAAAATAGTTAAAGAACAAATCAACGAAGCAAAACAATTTGATAAGGATTATGCTGACATGGAAACTTCTATCAAAAGAGGTATTGGTTGGATCGATCCTGAGTATGTAGAAACTACATGGGAAAATTCATCAGACACTATTGACTTTGAAATAGTTAAAGCTGAACTTTACAAAAGATTATTAAAAGCCGGTCTTTTATGGTATGGCGACGAAGAGAAAGAAACTCAAGTTAAATCTCTAAAAGAATTAGGTATTAAAGAATCAGTAGTTAACGAAGCTGCTAAATTCAAGAATACTAAAAACTTCGAAGATTTCTTAGAAGAAATTGACGGAATGGGAGAAGCTGGAATTAAGAAAATCATGGGTAAAGATTATATCGATACTCCTGGTAATTATAACGAAGAATCTGAAGATTACGACAACGATATTGTTGAGTACATGATTTCTAACATGGGTAAAAAAGAATTTGAAAGACTTCAAGACTGGTGGGAAGCTAACGTTGCTGAATCAGTAGTTAACGAAGCTGAAATTAAATCAGACGACGAGTTTAAAGAATATGCAATGACAGTTTTAAAGAAAGCATTTGGTGCTGACTTTGACGAAGCAAAAGGAAAAGAAGTTGCTGATGGTATTCTTAAAAAATGTGAAGGAGATTACGGTGCATGTGTTGGAATGTTAACAAGTTCTCTTGGAGAATCAGTTACTAATGAATCAATTGATGTTGATTACTGGGCTGATTATAACACTGATACTTCTGGACAAGCAGATCCATCATTTGCAGATAAATCTAAAAACTTTGCTGCTACCTTTAAATTAGCAGTTGACGATTGGAACGATAACAACGAAATGGGAGAAGAAAATGAAATAACTCCTGCAATGGCTAAAAAAGTTGAAAAAATCGCAAAAGAATTTTTCAAAAAAACAGGTTGGATTTCAGTTAACGTTGCCGGAGCAATGATCGCGCAGGAATCTTAATAAAACAGATAAATATTAGACCTGAGTACAAACACTCAGGTCTTTTTAGATTATTATGAATACACTACAGACATATAAAGAATTTTTACTAGAAAGATGGAATTCTAAATTCCCTTCTCTAGTATTAGAAGGCGGAGCAGCAGGTCACATGATGCATCCATTCGACGATAATGATTTAACTTTTGGAGACTTTAAGACTCTAATTGATTCAGCATTAGATGGTCGTTTAGATTTCGAAGACGCTCCTACCGAAAAAACAGATGGACAAAATCTATTTGTTACGATTAAAGATGGTCAAGTTCTTTTTGCTAGAAACAAGGGTCAAATGGCTAATCCTATTAATCTATCACAGGTTCAGAGTATGTTCACGGATCACCCTTCTCAAGCAGTAAGAGATACATTCACCTTTGCAGCTGCTGACCTAGACAAGGCTCTAAGTTCACTGAAAGGTAAAGATATTGAAGACTTTAATAATGGTACATCATTTATGAATATGGAGTTAATTTACTCTGGAAACTCAAATGTAATTAATTATGACCGTGATGTTATTCAATTCCACGGTATTGTACATACTGACGGAGCTGGAAATCAGACTGGATCTGATTCTAAAGTTGCTAAAAAAGTACAAAGCGCTCTGAATTCAGTAGCAGCCGATGTACAAAAGACATTTAGTATTATACCTCCACAGGATTTAGTGATTGGAAAATCAGTAGACTTTGAAGAGAAAAAAGGATATTTCCTAGGTAAGGTACAAGCCTTACAAAACGTTTATAAGTTAAATGATACTGATTCAGTTTCTAGATACCATGAAATGTGGTGGAGAGAACTTATTACAAAAACTTTCCCAGATTTAGATGATGCTACCAAAGAAGGTTTAGTATTACGTTGGGCTTTTGATGACAAAAAATCATTAAATATCCGCGAAGTTGCTAAACAAATTGCACCATCAGAATATAAAAAGTTACAAGATTTTGAAAAGAACGATGCTAAAAAGAAATACAAAGAGAATATCTTACCTTTCGAAAACATCTTCTTAGAATTAGGATCTGTCGTTCTTAAAAACGTTTCTAATTTATTAGCTGCAAATCCTGATCAGGAAATGCAGAGACTACATAATCAAATTAGAACTGAAGCTGATAAGATTAAACAAAACGGAGACCTTTCTCAAATTAGTAAGGTTGAAGGAGAATTAGCTAGACTAGAAAGAATCGGTGGTATCGATTCAATTATCCCAACTGAAGGACTAGTATTTAAATATAAAGGCAAGATGTATAAATTAACTGGTACATTTGCAGCAATTAATCAATTAATGGGTATTATAAAATACGGAAGATAAAATGGCATTGCAAAAACTAAGAGACTTTTATCAATCATGTAATTCTAACGAATTTAATGATATGCTAAATAATAAAATTGTAGTTACTGAAAAGATAGCTGCACCTTCGCTATTCGTTAGAAGAGGTTTGAATGGATTTGAATTCTTTAAGAACGGATCAAGCGAAGAGCTTAGCGTTGTTGATAGAACTCTAGTATCTTTATATGAGACAGCAATTAAATATTTTCAAAGTCTCTCACCAGAGACCAAACAAAGTATGCCAATTGACTGGAAATTCGGTTTTGACTACATGCCAGAAGATGGAGTAGCATCAATCGAATACGATACGCTTCCACTAAACTACTTAATACTTACTCATATCCAAGCCCTTGGAGAGAATGGTAAAGCTAGAAAAATCATTACTGATTCTCAAGTTTTAGGTAAATGGGCAACCACATTCGGAGTACAAGCTCCACCAGTTCTATTTGACGGTATGTTGAGTGCAGAACAAAAAACTAAATTATTAGACTTATTATCTTTAAGCGATTCGCAGTACAAACAACAGTTTGCTGCTAAATCTTTTACCAGAGATGCATATCATGCATTTGACTCTTCTCTTGCAAAATCTGCTCTTAATAATAATCTAGACAAAGAAATTGACGGACTAATCGTTTCTTTTGTTGATAGTACTAAAATCAAAACTTTTAAATTAGAAGCCTTTGATAGAGATATTGAAACAAAAGAGGAAAGAGAAGCAAGTCACATGTACCAAATCACAATTGTAGACTTATTAGAATTCTTAAATGGTTTTGATTTCGATGAAATCGAACTTACTGAAGAGAATTCTGAACTAAGATACGTTGAACTAGTTTCAGCAATCTACAATCAATATTTAAATCAAAATGCATTTAAATATGTAGGAGCTAAATTCGATTCAGCTAACTTTTCAACAGTTGAATCATTCCAATTAAACACTAATTATATTAAGAATGAAACTACTCTTAAATATTTAGAAAACCCAGTTTTGGCAGAACTTTACAAAATCATCTTAGGTAGCCTAAGAAAGAAAAGAACTAAAGAAACATCAATCATCACCGGTTTAGTGTTTACTCAAATTAATGAAATTATCGACAAAATCGAACAGAAGATATTTGTAGAATCTACAGATGAAAATCACGTTCATGATTTTAAAAATTATATTGTCCACGACAAAGTAGCAAATAGCCAAAAAATTACAGAAGCTCTTAAGATAGATTATCCAGAGCAAGGTAAAGAGAAGGTTAATATTTTTGTTGGAAGGTTCCAACCATTTACCTTAGGACATGTTAAAGTTTTAGAAACTCTTAACAAACAAAATGGCTATCCAGTTATTGTATTTTTAGTTAAATCAAAAACTTCTAAAAAAGAAGATGCTGTTAAACGTCCTTACGATGTTGAAACACAAATTGAAATGTTTAACAACGTTCAATCTGAATACAAATTCCTAAAGCAAGTAATCGTTGTACCATCTGCAGCCATTGACGTAATGTTTAATGAGCTAAGGCCAAATTTTGAACCAGTACTTTGGGGAACCGGTACTGACAGAATGAAGGCATACGGATATATGGTTAACAATGACAAATATCGTGAAGATCTGGGTGTACTTCCTGAATTTGGGTTGTACGAAATCCAAAGAGGTGATGATGATATATCAGCAACAAAGGTAAGACAGGCGTTGATCGATGGTAACTCTAAAGAGTTTGATAAAATGACTCCAAGATCAATGCACTCAATGTTTCTTACACTAAAAGATAAATTAGATTATTCTATGGCAAATGAGTCAAATGAAACAAATCAAGATTTAGAGATACTAACCTTCGAACAATTTATAAATAAGATATAATGGCGCAAACTTACGGAGATATTAGAGCAAGATTTCAATTAGCAATGGATTTAACATTAAATGAAGCTGCAAGAACAATTGAAGGAACTGTGCTTCCTGCCATGGAAAAAATATTAGGAAGTGGTAGAATCAATACAAAGAATGGAGGAAAGGATCTTAGATTTGATTTAGGTGGAGATTCTAAAAAAGCTTTACAATTAATATCAGATGCTTTAAATAAAGTTGGAGCGACAAATTTCGATATTATAACAGCTGGACCAGGAGAATATTCAAATGGTTCTAACTCCGGAAAATTCACAACATTTATTGTAACGTTTGGAGAAGATGTAGATTCAATAAAAGCTTCTAAAGGAGATGTTATTAAATTTGTTGATAATAATCCTCCAAAAGGTTCAATTAAATCTAAAGAACTGACACCAACTTCTCTTAAGTTACCACAAGATATTGATATGAATAGTTCATCATTAGCAAGTAGTGTTAAAGGTGCAATTAATAGCAAATATAGTTCTAATCTTTTCATGCAAAGTTTCTTAACTGAACTCTATGATTTGGTTTCAACGCATAAGCCAACTAATTTCTTTAATGACCCTTTAGCTCTTTCTGCATTTGCAGAAACTATCGGTTACGATGAAAATGTTAGAGAGGCAATTGATGCTCTTGGAGCAGCAGATTTAAATACGATTGGTAAAGACTTTGGTGAAGTTTTAGGAGCAGCACTATTATTAAACATGGTAAAAACTGAAAAAGGAATTTCATTCCCTTCTGGAAATAACCCATTAGTTGACTTTTATATAGATGGATATGGTATATCTTCAAAATACAAATCAGGAGCTGCACCAACCCTTACTAACATCATTAAAAATCTAAAAGCTGAAAATTTTACTGAAACTGCAGAAGTTCAGTTATATGACTTATTCAAAATAGTCGAAACTAATTCAGTGGTTGATGGTTATCTTAAAGGAGCTGAATTTATAAATACTCCAACTGTTGCTATATTAAAGAGCTTAGTTGGAAACATATCATTAGATGAAAAATCTTTAGAAAGTTTTATACAAACCAAAATGAACGAACTTGGAAAAGAAGAGTTCTTTAGCACATACGTTGTACCATTAGTTCAATCTTCTGGAAGAGGAGTTGCTAAATTTGAAAAAGTACAGTGGGACAAATTAGACAAAGGTAAAAAGTATATTGGTCTATTTAGTTATTCATTAAGTTTAGAACTTATTGATGCGTTGAATGGTAAACTTGGAGCTGGTGATATGTATATCAGTACTCTAAGAACAATCGTTGGTAAATTAGATGTTAAACAATTGTACATGGACGTAGACCTTAAAAAGGACATCATCCATTTTTATCTAAAAGGATTCAGCGACGCCAATGCTAAATTATCGTTTGAAGCACCGAATGTATCATCTACCAACCCAGGTAATGGTAAGTTAGGTTTTAAAATGAAATAACGATATATAGACTATAAAAACAAGAATATAACAATGGATTTTAACGAATTTATTAACGAAAACCTTAATGAAGCTGCAATTACTCTAAAGAGAAAATATACAGAACTTCATCCTGCTAAATTAGCATCAACAAATGCTAAAACCAGGAATAAAGTTATTGAAGCGATTAAGGATGGTAAATTAACCAAAGAAGAATTTAATTTAATTCTGACAAAAGTTTCGGAAGACCAAAAAAGATGGTTAAAAAGAAACAACCATTATTTTAACCTATCCGAAGATGGAGTTACTCTATCTAGCGCAGGATTAAAGATTTATTCTCAATTACAGAAAGAAACTAAAACAACCCAAAATAAAATATCATTTGAAATGAATAGATTAGTAGAATCATTCTCAGAATTTGTTGAGAATTTAAATGGTGGACAACTTAACGAGTCATTTGCATCTTCAAAGCTAGCAGGACTTTTAGTTGGCGCTGAAAAAATGCCAAAGGATCTTCCAAAAGCATTTTATAACATGTCGAAATTAGCATTGGATAAAATCCAAGATGTTGATATTATCGAAATGGATCCAGAAACAGCTAAAAAAGAAAAAAGAGCTAGCGCTGTTTATTTCTATTTTACAACAAACGAAAAAGAGAATCCATATTCTCAAAGCGATTGGTCAACTAGAACAATTGCAGCAAATACTCTATTGGCTATTACTGATGGTAATAATGAGTGGATGAATGCTGAATGGAATAGATATGGAAAAGCATCAAGCAGAACTTTAAAAGTAACTAAAAGAGATGATTCAGCAGGAGTTTCAAAATCATCAGCAAATTCAAGCTATGGTTCTAAAATCTCAAGTCTAAAACAAGTTGTTGAACTTGCTGATAGAGCTTATTGTTTAGACTTAGATATTCTTAGAGCAAGATATTCTACAAGTGCATTACAGTCACAAAGAGCTGATGCTAAAAGAGGAGCAACTGCATTCCAAAACGATAAAGATTTTAAAGCAGAAAACATCAAAAGATACAATGAAATTTTAGCTACTAAAGCAGCTGAATTACCATTAGATTCTCTTGTATCAAAAGCAATTGATACTATCGCAGATCAAATTAAAGACGGCATCGCTAAAGGCTTAAAAGGAAGATATGACGAACTTATTGTTGGTTTAGATCCAAAAGGAAGAGAAGTTAAAATGAATGACGCTGCAAACCTAATGAGAAATCTTTTAGATGAATATTCTAGATATTGTGGAGACGCGGTTAATCAGGAAAAAGAAGTTGCAGCCGGTTATGGTGGTTCTTACTACGAAGGTAGCATGAGACAACGTGCTAAAAATATCCAAGATTACCTAAAGAAAGTTGATAACTTAAACTACGCTTGGTAATAATATAAAACAGAAATTATGAAACACGTACAATTATTTGAACAATTTATAAATGAAAAAGCGTACCAGTTAACTGGAATTTACGGTGCTAAAGGTATCGTAGGAAAAGTTGCATTTGCATTTAAAAAAGAGGTAGAACGCATTAAATACGAAGGAGATTCTGATGCAACATTAGAAGAACTTAACGAAATTTGGTCTTACTGGGCAGACAGAGACGGTGCAGAAATTATCGAGAAAGAGGTAATGAAGCAAGTTAAAGACAAAGAAGCAATCGTTTATATTATGGCTACTCTAGGTAAAACACTATGGGTAGTTGATGACGTCGAAGGTATCAACGCACCTGGAAAACCAGAGCTATTAGTTAGAATCCCAAGTGATTTTGTAATTAATATCGGTTTTGCAGATGATGCTGATGGTTCTAAATTCTCTAGAAAACTAGATGGAATGATGAACGATGCGTTACTATCTGGAAAAGAAACTGCAGTCGTTGGAGAATATGATAAACTAGTCGGTAGCAACAATATCGAAATTAGAAGTTCTGTATTCTTAACAATCGACGCAAAATAATTTATAAGATGCCAGCTACAAGCAAAACACAACAAAGACTTATGGGAGTTGCATACGCCGTTAAAAAAGGGTATATGCAACTTTCTGACGTTGGAGATGAATATCGCGACAAGGTGGCGGACTTAATAAACTCTATGACAGTATTACAACTTAAAGATTTTGCAGAGACTCCACATGAAGGACTACCTGAAGAGGTTAAAGAAGCTTCAATGGGATTTGCTGTAAATACTGGAGGTCCTCAAAGTACAATGATGCCAGGAGCTGGTATGGGAAACATTAAACTTCCCCCATCATTTGCTAAAGGAGCTGTTGGTTCTGGAGATGTTCCTGCTGGAGCTGGTTGGGCAGAAGACGAATATGAAGAGCAAAAGAAAAGACGTAAACAACGCGAGAAAGAGGCTAAAAATGCTGAAAAGCCGGTTAAAACGTTTGAGCAATTCATGTTTGAGAAACTAAAAACATTAGACAATTAATCTGTATAAGTACAGTAACACTATCAAATGGAATTCTTACTACTAAATGCCGGAAAAGATAATAATTGGTCAAGTATGGCCGCAACAAAAATTATTAAATCAATTGAATCTTGCGAATGTCTAGGTCAATTGATGACTTGCCGATCCCTAGTAAATAATTTCATGTTTGCATCGATTATTTCAGCCAAAGAAACAGACGACAAGGATCTTGTTTTAATATCCACACTCCTACATTTACTTATAAAAAACAGAGAAACTCAATTGATTACCGAAATGGTAGATGAGATCGATAAAAGTTTTTTTGAATTACTTCACTAAATATTTTTTTATGTCAAGAAAATTGTTTATATTTACATATAAATAATTAGCACATGATAAAATCAATCAACGAAAAGAAAGAGGGTCCAATCGAAATCGATCTTAACGGACCAGAAGGCAACGCATTCTATTTAATGGGAATGGCCATGAATTTTGCTAAACAACTAGGTTGGTCTCAAGAGCAAAAATCAAAACTTAGAGTAGAGCTGACATTCTCAGACTACGAAAACCTAATCAACATCTTCGATAAACATTTTGGCGATTATGTAATTTTATATCGATAATTTCGAAACTTTTTTGAACTAACGTATATAATTACTAAACATATCGAGAAATGAGTATTTTAGAAGAAGCAGACAAAATCGTCAATCACAGATCAGAAGAAGCAGACCGCAACTATGGTCCTTTTTCAGAAGGTATGGACCGTGCAGCCTTAATTTTTCAAGGCATGACCGGATTCCCAGTAACTGGAGAACATATGTTTAAAGCCTTAGTTGCTTTAAAATTCTCTAGAGAAAGTTACAATCATAAGCAAGATAACTTGTTAGATGCAGTTGCATATATCCAAGGATTAGAAAACTACATCAACGATAAAACAAAAGCAAATGATTAGTATCTATGATGTAAAAGATAATTTGGTCGGCAAGAAAATTGCCATTGATGATGTAGTAACTACTTACAGCTCTAGACCAGAATCTCACAAATCAGCATGGACGTATTTATTAATGTCCCAACTAAAAAGCCTAGGATTGGATGTTACTGTCTTAACAAAAGACGGAAACATTCATGATTTTGACGTTTGGATGGTAGCCCTACCGATGGAATTCCAAGGTAGTTACAATCTTTTTGGCGGAGCAGGAGATGAACCAGCCGCTAGAATCCAAAGATTTATTGATTTTAAAGGAGAAGTATATTGTCTTAATAGACAAATGCCTGACGTCGGTGTATTTGCACAAAGTAGAATGTCTTCATGTACAGACAATTGGAAAGCGTTAGACGTTGAACTCCTGTCAACAAGGGCAAAGTCAGTAGAAACTATTGATTTAACCCTTAACAAGGGTACCTTTGTACTAGGCGATAGCCATTCAGTATCTGCTTACATTCCCGGAGCTGATATTTCCAGAAACGATGGTAAAACATTATTTGGAATCCTTAAAGAGGGAATTGGTACTTATGTACCACAAGGTACCAAACATTTGGTAACTTATTTCGGCAATATCGATATTAGACATCATTTGTGCCGTCAAGCCGATCCAGTAAAAGCAACTGAAGAACTAGTTAAAAACTATGTCGATCAGCTAAAGACATTAAACATCGAAAAGATTAGTGTTATGCAATTACTTCCAATCGAGCATGAAGAGAGAAGAATTCCACAAACTGGATTCTACAAGAAAACTCCATTTTATGGCTCATTAGAAAAAAGATTGGAAATCTGTCGAATTTTCAACAAAAAGCTGAGTATATATCTAAGTGAGGCCGGGTTCGAATTAATCGAATGGCCTATCGAATGGTTCAACATAAGTCCTAAAGACTATGCCGACACTTATATGGAAAAGCCTGGTTCAGTCCATCTTTCAAGAGAATATTATCAATATGATTTTGAAACTGGAGAAAAAAAGAAAAAACCAACACCTAAACCAAAAGTAGTTAGCCTATTTTGAAACATTTAATAAAAATCACGTATAACTTAAACAAATTACTAAAATCATGAGTAAAATCAAAGTTGCAATCATTGGAACAGGAAACTGTGCCAAATCTCTAGTAGAAGGAGTACAATTCTACACTGAAAATCAAGCCAACATCGACGGTATGATGAGAAGCGACATCGGCGGTTACACTGCAAAAGACATTGAATTTGTCTGCGCATTCGACATCGATGAACGTAAAGTTAATCAACCTCTAGGAGTTGCCTTGAAGCAAAAACCAAATTCAGCATGGAACATTGTTGAAAAAATTACATCTAAAGCTCCAGTTTATGAAGCCCCTGTAATTGATGGTTACGCGTTGTTAATGGATGCATATCCAGAAGCAAATCGTTTCTTAGTTTCTGAAGATTTAAGAAATACAACAGAAATGAATCGTACTGACTGGACTGATAAAAAGTCTCGTCTTTGGAAAGACAGAGTTATTGCTCAATTAAAAGAGCATGAAGTAGAAGTATTGATTAACTACTTACCGGTAGGTTCTCAAAATGCTACAGAATTTTGGGCTGAAATCTGCCTAGAAACTGGAATCTCTTTAGTAAACTGTATTCCAGTATTTATTGCATCTGATCCAGCATGGGAGAAACGTTTTATCGACGCAGGTATTCCATTAATTGGTGATGATATGCGTTCTCAATTTGGTGCTTCTATCTTGTCTCAAATGTTACAAGAACTTGCATTCGAAAGAGGACATGTTGTAAAAGCACACATTCAACGTAACGTTGGTGGTAACACTGACTTCTTGAATATGGAAGACAAAACCCGTTTGAAATCTAAAAAGATTTCTAAAGAAAACGTAATTCGTGCTCAAAACGAAATACGTGGAATCGCAACCGAAGGTTCATTCCTACATGCTGGTCCTTCTGAGTATATCTCATATTATGGAGATAATAAAGTTGCTAACTTCCGTTTAGAACTTGAAGGATTTGGTGGAGCACCAGTAATCTTTGATGCTCAACTTTCAGTACAAGATTCTCCAAACTCTGCAGGAGTTGTAATTGACGCTCTTCGTTACTTAAGAGTAGCAAGAGAAATGGGAATAGTTGGAGCCTTAAGAGGTCCTTCTGCTTTCACTCAAAAAACACCACCTCAGCAAATGATGTTTACAGATGCCGTTCAAGAATGCGAAGCATTAGCTCACCGCAAACTAACAAAGGTTACTGCTAAACAAGTTAAAGCTTAATTCACAAACACTAAGATGGAGAAGCAATTCTCCATCTTTTTAATTTACAAGCATGTCAGTATTCAGGAAATGGCTAAAATTTAAACCAATGACACATAAAATATACGCATACGATTTTGATGGAGTAGTTTCCCTTGGTATTAGACCAAGATGGAGTGATGATGTTATCATAACAGGTAGATGCCAAGAAGAGGCACCTTACGTTTTTGAAAAACTAGCAGAACTTAATATCTCCACTAATGTTTTCTTTAATCAAATGACATTAGCAGAAAGAGGAGACCATACCGTAGAAGCTAGAATCTTTTCTGGAAAACATAAAGCCAAAACAATTTCTGATCTGAAAAAAGATGGAATTGAAGTTGTTAGATTCTTTGAAGATGATGAGGTTCAAATGGCAGTAATTAAACAAGCGCATCCAGAACTAGATATAGTTCATATAGTATCAAACTTAGTAGAAAAATAACAGAATATGTTAACACCAGTACAAAGAGAATTAAAAAGAAAATACATTAAGTATTTGAATGCAACAGAATCAGTTGATAAAAACATGATCGTTGACTGTATTACTAATTACATGACTCCGGAAATAGACTTCACTGATAAAGTTTGTTTAGATTTAGGTGGAAATGTTGGAGGTTTTACTAAAGTAGCAATTGACGGAGGAGCCAAAGCAGTTTACACTGTAGAATGCGATATTCGCAATTACGAAAAAATGGCAGAAAGTTTTGCAGACGAGCCTAAAGCAACTATAATTCATGCTGCAGTATCGGATAGTACAGCACCTTCTATTAGAATCTATAAAGGTAATAGCCAACAGGCACACTGCTCGGTTTCTATTATGAAACGTAGTAAATTTACCGACTATGATGAAGTTATTAACATTCACATCAGCGAGCTCTTAAAGAAATATCAACCAGATATTATTAAAATTGATATTGAAGGAGCAGAATATCAAATTATCGAATTTGTAGAAGCATACCAGCCAGACGCCTTATTTGTAGAATTACACATGGGTAAAGTTAAACAATATGCTCAACCTACATTAGAAAGATTATCAGCTCTATATCCAAAACAGCACGTTAAGGAATTAATCGTATTTCAAAGCGTAGCAGGTTACGATTGCTGGTTCACAAAATAAAAATTAAAAATGAGAGATAGGGTAAATATGGAAGTCGTTAAAGATATCGGTAGATTCTTTAACAAAGTTAACGAAAGAGCTCTCTACAATATGGGTGTTCTCGATACTTATGATAGCGGTGGAGATGATGCGTTAGGAGAAACAGTAGAATACTTCCATCCACAAATTACTCTAGATGACCGTATGAGATATATTATGGAGAATATTGTATATGCTCCAATCTCAATGGACAATATTATCTGCAATACAATTATTTCTCACTTTTACGGAGCTCGTGGAATTCACCAGATTCTAACAAGAGATCCAAATCCTAAAACAGCTCTTATTGACTTTGAAAGACTTTTAGTCGACAGAGAATATGAAAATAAAATTCGCAAGAATTTAGAAGACGCAGTTTCTTTAGGTTTGCCGATCTACGGTAGTACTGAATTACGTACAAGTTTATTTGGCGCAGCCAATACTTACGTTGCTCAGACTAGAAACCAGGAACGAGATGCTCATAAAATTAATATTTTATTATGGGTAGCGTCATTTATACCTCGAGGAATCACTGGAAGGATGGCCCAGGTTAACTCTTTAAGCGAGATGTATGAAATTATGTCCTCACTAGAAGGTGTAGGACAGTACTACGGATATCACTGCTCAACGTCTAATTCGGTAAATCCAAGAATCAATGTTAATCATGACGAAAGATTCTGCGTACCAGGACCAGGAGCTAGATTTACGTTAGACTTAATGTTTGGCGAAGATTGTAATATTCCATACGGTGACAGGGTAATTTGGTTTAGAGAGAACTATAAGGACTTAATTGGAGATATTCCTCTGCATGAATCAACCCATAATGTCGAAGTAAATGGCAAGAAGATTTTCCAAGACGAGCAAGACGATTTAAAAACATACGGTTGCGAAGTAGGACTTTGTCAGTATGGAGTTTATTACCGACTAAGAAGTAACCCACATCTAATTAATCGAAGAAAAGTTGCAAGAGCTGACACTTCTCTAATGGATTATTTTTTTAATAATAACTTTGAACAAAACGCTCTTTTCTAATATAATAATCAAATAAACGATATGGCAAACATAGACAACGAATGCAAAGATTTAGAAGTTGTTAACTTCTATGACAAGTCAACTACACATTTAGCTGACATTATGGAGAATCAGAAAATCATGCAACAACAAACTTATGGGTTTAATTTTGATGAAATGTCTATCCGCGATATTATGAACTTTTGGCATGTTAATACACATGCAGTAGTTGATGAAATTCACGAGATGACTGATGCTCTTGGTGGTATTAAAGATGGAGATGGAAATGCAGTATGGAAATACTGGAAAACTGCTCATAAGAAATATGAGAACATGAAAATCTCTGACCTATCTGAAAACGATAAGAAAGAATTGTATATGGAATGGGTAGACATTCTACACTTCTTTATTAACTATGCATCTTCAATTGGATTAGATGCAAAAACAGCTTACAATTATTATTTTGCAAAAGCAGAAGAGAATAAACAAAGACAAGCTAGAGGATATTAATACCATATAAATACAAACTGAATGTTATTAGACATAGAGCAACGAGATAAAGAAATAATGGTTTCATACTACAATCCAGCCGGAGAAGTAGCATTTAAAAGATACCCAATTCCACAATACCAAAACTGGGCAGTTTGCGACGCCAAAGAAAGAGATTTAAGTACCAAAGTTAAAAACTGGGACGGAAGATCAGTTAAATTACAAAATTCTCGTCAGTTTAATAAATTTTCATTAGTATATTTTATGGATAGTCTCCCTGAAAAGGACAAAGAAGAGATATATGCATACAATATGCCAAAGACTTATTTTGTCGATATTGAAACAGAAATCGTTGATGGTTTTCCAAGAGCAGAAGAAGCAAAATCTCGTATCTTAACATTCTCTATCATTACGCCAAACGGAAAAACAATTGTATTAGGTTTAGAAGACCTTGATGCTGAGCAAATCTCCCAGATTGAAAAAGATACTAATGATTATTTTAAACAATTTGGAGTTAACTGGACTTTTCAATATATAAAGTTCAAAACAGAATATGATATGGTTTATACATTCCTGTATAAATTCATGCCTAAATTCCCAATGATGTCAGGTTGGAACTTTATTAACTATGACTGGCAATATATTGTTAATCGTTGTAAACATTTACAAATCGATATCGCTGAATCAGCAATTACCAAAGCACTCGATTCAACAGATTCTAGACCTCTTCATATGGGAATTCTAGATTACATGCAACTTTATGATAAGTACGATAGAACTGTAAAAGTAAAAGAATCTAACTCTCTTGATTATGTTTCTGGACAAGTTCTTGGTATTGGAAAAATCAAATATAACGGAGGTTTACAAGACCTGTATCGAGATGATTTTAAAAAGTATGTATATTATAACGTAGTCGATTCAGTGCTGGTTTATTTCATTGACCAAAAATTAAAATCAATGGAAGTTCTTTTAACATTGGCAAATATTACTAGAATGCCAATTTATAAAGCAGCCTCTCCGGTTGCTGTAACTGAAGCCTTAATCGCCAGAAAAATGGCAGAAGATGGACTAAGAATCGGTACTGAGCAAAGAGATGATGGTGTAAAAGATACACAATTTGCTGGAGCATTTGTTAAAGAACCTAAAGTTGGTTTCTATGCTGGAGTAAGTGCATTTGACTTTGCGTCTCTATATCCTTCAATTATGCGACAGTTTAATATTTCACCGGATTCATATATTGAAAAGGTAACTGCTGCAAAAATCGAAGAACGCAGAAAAGATAAAAATGTAATTGTTTGCGAGAATGGAGTTGTTTATAACAAAGAAGACTCGATGTTAAAACAAATTCTTACTGACCTATATAACAAACGAAAGCAGTATAAGTCTACATCTTACCAGCTATTCGAAAAGTCAGAATATTATAAAAAACTTGCAGAATCTAGAAGCATCTAGACTGTTAAAGAAATATATAATACCTCTAACAAAATTCAAACTAATAACACTATGAATAAAAATATATTTATGCCAAGGGTTAATATTCTTCCCTATGAATATCCTTCCCTTCTGGCATATAAGGATGCAATACGTCATTCATACTGGATCGACACCGAGTTTAATTTCACAACAGACATTGATGATTTTAAAACAAAAATATCGGACGATGAAAGAGAGGTTATTAAAAGATCTATGCTTGCGATCGCACAAATCGAAGTAAATGTAAAAACATTTTGGGCAGATCTTTACAAAAGAATGCCAATTACAGAAATTGGAGATGTTGGAATGACATTTGCCGAATCTGAAGTAAGACACAAAGATGCGTATGCTAGACTTTTAAGAATTTTAGGATTAGAAGAGGAATTCATGCATGTCGTTGAAATTCCAGCAATTAAGGACAGAATAGCCTATTTGTCTAAATATCTAGACGGTACAAGAAGTAAAGACAATAAAATGTATACCAAATCGGTGCTTTTATTCTCTCTATTCATTGAACATGTCAGCCTTTTTAGCCAATTTTTGATTATGATGTCTTTTAATAAAGAGAAAAATCTTTTCAAAGGAATTTCAAATGTCGTTGAAGCTACCTCAAAAGAAGAAGAAATTCATGGTAATTTCGGTTCTGAACTTATTAACATTATCAAAGAAGAAAACCCAGAATGGTTCGACGAAGAATTCGAACAATTAATTGATTCAGCTTGTAAAAAAGCTTATATTGCTGAATGTAAAATCTTAGACTGGATCTTTGAAAAGGGTGAACTAAGTTTCTTAACAAAAGATACTATTAAGAGTTTTATTCAAAACAGATTTAACAATTCTCTAGCTAGAATTGGTATGAAACCAGTATTCGAAGTAGATTTCTCTGAAATCGAAAAGACATTATGGTTTGACGTTGAAATTCTTTCAACAAAAGAAGGCGATTTCTTTTATAAGAAGCAAATTGATTATAACAAGAAGAGCCAAAGCATCACAGAAGATGATTTATTTTAAAACTTAAAAACAATTAAATAAGGAATGGAATACAATAAATACTATTGGCTAAACGAGAATAGTAGAACCTTTTTGTCAAGAGGTTATATTACAGAATCACCGGAACAGAGAATTAAAGATATTGCAAATAAAGCCGAAAAGTATTTAAAAATTGAAGGATTTGCTAAAAAGTTCGAGGACTATATGGCTCGCGGATTTTACAGTCTTTCAACTCCAGTATGGATCAACTTTGGAAAAGACAAAGGTCTACCAATCAGCTGCTACGGAAGTAATGTTGATGATACATTAGATAGTATTTTAAATGCAAGCAGAGAAATAGGAATGATGTCTAAATATGGTGGAGGAACCAGCATTTATTTAGGAAATATTAGAGAAAGAGGAGCAAAGATTTCGACAGGAGGAACAGCAGATGGACCAGTCCACTATGCTAGAATGTACGATACTACAGTCGATGTTTGCAAACAATCTGAAGCAAGAAGAGGAGCATGCGCAGCATGGCTACCAGTTGAACATAATGATATTTTAGAATTCTTAGATATTGGAACAGAAGGAAATCCTATTCAAAATTTACAATATGGAGTTACTGTTACTGATGCATGGATTGCTGAAATGAAAGCTGGAGATCCAGACAAACGTAAAATCTGGGCTAAAGTTATTCAAAGACGTAATGAATTTGGTTTTCCTTACATTATGTTTAAAGATAATACCAATAACAATTCACCATACAAAGAATTAGGTTTGGAAATCACAGCTAGTAATTTATGCTCTGAGATTCAATTACCAACCGACAGTTTTAATTCTTTTGTTTGTTGTTTAGGATCTATTAATCTTTTACACTGGGAAGAACTTAAAGATACAGACGCAATCGAAGTTTATACAATGTTCTTAAATGCGGTAATGGACGAATTCGTAAAGAAATCATACAACATGCCAGGTATGTCAAGAGCACACAGATTCGCTGAACAACACAGAGCATTAGGATTAGGAGTTCTTGGATACCATTCATTATTCCAATCTAAGCTAATTGAATTTGATTCTTTACAGTCAAAAATGTTAAATGCAGAAATCTTTAGAACCTTAAAAGAAAAGAGCGAACTAGCATCAAAATATCTTCATGATGAGTTGGGTTACCGATCAATCAGAGAAGGTTTTGCTAACACTACATTAATTGCAATTGCACCAACTAAAAGTAGTTCATTTATCCATGGCCAAGTTAGTATGGGTATTGAGCCGATCAAATCAAATTATTTTATTAAAGATTTGGCTAAGTCGAAAACTATTTTCAAAAATGCGCATTTAGAGGCAGAACTTGACAAATATGGTTTAAATACACCAGAAGTATGGGAAAGTATCTTAAAGAAGGACGGATCAGTTCAACATTTAGATTTTCCAACTAAAGCAGTTTTTAAATCATTTATTGAAATCTCGCCAAAGGAACTTATTCTACAAGCAGCACAAAGACAGAAATACATCGACCAATCACAGTCATTAAATTTAATGATACACCCATCGGTTTCGGCTAAAGATATTAATACATTATATCTATATGCACACGAAGAAGGAGTAAAAACTTTGTACTACCAATTTAGCCAAAGT